TATGAGCGTCATGGACTTGACCAATGCGGTCCTCGACCTGCTGCCCTCCATGCCGTCCGGCGTGAAGGTGTACAGGCAGGAGGAGCCGCTGGAGTCGGAGATACCGCCGTGGATCATCGCGCGCGTCTCCACCGACCGTCATGTGATGGCGGAGACGATGCGGTTCACCGCCCACTCCGCCCTGTTGGAGGTTCGCGCCGTCAGCACCACCGCCGACAGCGTGAACATCTGGTGCGACGACATGCTGATTCCCGCGCTGGCGAACCGCTCCCCCACCCGACCGCCGGGCTACACGGTCGGCCAGCTCACCCTGTACGAGGATTCCGGCGCGTACGCGGCCGGCCTGACCGCCGATGACACCGCGCGCCGCTACCAGGTGCGCGTCCTCCGGTTCCGATTCACATGGAGCCGACCATAGATTTATCAAAAGTCTTCAACGCCATCCCATACGGGGGTGGCTTTTGCTTTAAGGAGCACATCATGACAATGAAACTAGGTACAGAGATTCCCGGCACCAGTGCCGAGGGCAACATCACCACCATCTGGGTGCCGGCGATCAAGAACATCAAGGCCCCGACCATCATCGAGCTCGAGGCCGGCACCGACATCTCGAACTACGTCATGCTTGGCGGCTGGAGCTTCGACCCGTCGCAGGACACCGTGTCCGACCAGCGCGAGAACACCGTGCAGGACTTCGGGGCCCCCGGCCGCAAGAGCGCCGGCGACATCAGCATCGAGGTCATCGACAACACGAACACGGAGCACAAGGAACAGAACGAGGCCGTCACCCTCATGCACGAGGGCGCGTCCGGCTATATCGTGCGTCGCCGCGGCATGGCCACCAACGCGCCATTGGCCTCCGGCCAGAAGCTCACCGTCGTGAGCGTGAAGTGCGGCGAAAAGAAGGTCATCAACCCGGATGCGAACACCATGATCCGCAGTCAGATCCCGCTGTTCGCTCAGGCTCCCGGCTGGGAGTCCGAGACCGCCGTGCTGACCGCAGCCTGACAAGTTCTTCCGTGCGGGGATTCTAAGCCTTTCTGGCCCCGCACAGGCATTCTCTCTTCTCTCTCTCAGAAAGGTTTTCAGACTTTCAGAAAGGGATAATCATGGCTTTGGAAGTGAAGCGCAAGCGCGTGGACGTCGACCTCATATTGGATCAGGAGAAGGCCGAACAGGTCGCCGCATTGGGAGCCGACCTGGAACGCGCCATGGCGCAGCATGTGACCGAGGGCGGCAACGCCGCCGCCAAACGCATCGCCGAACAAATCGACAGGCTGCGCGACGAGGTGAAGGACGACACCGTCCGCATCACCCTGGAGGCGCTGCCGCTCTCCCAGTGGCGTCAGGTACTCGAGGCGAACACCGTCACCGAGAACGGCGTACCGAAACAACACATCGAGGACATCTGCGCCGACGCCGTCAGACTCATGGTCAGGAAGACCGTGCCGGAAACCCCCGTGGAAGAGCTGGCCAACGTCATGACCGAACTGTCCGACGGCCAGATCAGCCCCATCTGGTACGCGATCCGTGACCTGAATGCGAAGCTCATCGACCCAAAAGACGCACTCGAATCAGCCTCGCGGATAATCCGCAGACAGTAAGGGAACTGCGAATCTGCCAGAAGCTCGGCATCAGCTACAAGCGTTGGCTCGGCTGGGAACCGTCGTATCGGGTGGAAAGGGACGGGCATAGGCGCATCACCGGCTACACGCCGGAAACCGAATGGGATGCGACCGAACGCGAATGGATGCTCGCACTCGACGAATACGAGCGCACGCTGTGTCCGCGCTGCGGGATGCCCGTCAGCATATGCCACGACGAGCTGGCCCCCACCAAATACGCGAGCGAGGTCGGCGTCTGTCAGATCGACCTGATGCGCCGCATCGGGCTCGAAGAATACCGCAAGGACCATTCCGCGGAATCCGCCACGAAACTTGACTCACTGACCGTGGGCATCAACCCACGATGATCCGACAGGAGGATATGCCATGGCCGGTGGCCTGAACCGCAACATCACCGTCCGCCTGCTCGCGGACACCAGCAATTTCACCGCCGGCATGGCCAAAGTGTCCGGCGAAAGCCAGAAGACCGCGACCACCATGGAAGCCGCCGGAGGCAAATCGAAGCTCATCACCACCGGCATCGCGGCGGCCGGTGTCGCCGCCACCGCGCTGGGCGTGGCCGCTGTCAGGATGGCGGCGGACTTCGACGCCAGCATGTCGACGGTGCAGGCCAACACCGGAGCCAGCGCAGATGAGATGAATCAGCTCCGTCAGGCCGCCATCGACGCCGGCGCCGACACCATATACTCGGCCACCGAATCCGCCGACGCCATCAACGAACTCGGCAAAGCCGGCCTATCGACCTCGGATATTCTCTCCGGCGGTTTGAGCGGCGCATTGAACCTCGCAGCGTCCGACGGCATGGCCGTAGGCGACGCCGCCGAACTCATGGCCACCACCCTCAAACAGTTCAACCTGACGGGCGCCGAATCCACTCAGGTGGCCGACGCGCTGGCGGCCGGCGCAGGCAAGGCCGTCGGTTCCGCCCATGACCTCGGCCTCGCATTGAATCAGGCGGGTCTGGTGGCCAACAGCATGGGCGTCAGCATGCAGGAGACCACCGGCACGCTCGCCGCGTTCGCCAACGCCGGCATGATAGGCAGTGACGCGGGCACCAGCCTCAAGACCATGCTCCAACGACTGGCCAGCCCCACCGACAAGGCGCAGACCCTCATGGACGAGCTCGGCATCAACGTGTACGACGCCAATGGCAAGTTCATCGGCCTTGCCGGTGCCGCAGGCCAATTGCAGAACGGTTTGAGCGGCCTGAGTCAACAGGAACGCAATGCCGCGCTCAACACCATCTTCGGAGCCGACGCGGTGCGAGCCGCGAACGTGCTCTACGAGCAGGGCGCGGAAGGCATCGACGACTGGACGAAAGCCGTCAGCCAATCCGGCTACGCCGCGGACCTCGCCGCCAAGAAGAACGACAACCTGAAAGGCGATCTGGAGAATCTGAGCGGCTCTTTCGAATCCCTCATGATCTCTTTGGGCGAGGGAGGTCAGGGACCATTGCGCTCCCTCGTGCAGACACTCGACACCCTTGTTGACGGTTTCGCGTCATTGCCTGCGCCCGTACAGCAGTCCATAGTGCTGATGGCGGCTCTGGTTGGAGGCAGTGTCGCAGTCCACAAAGCGATGGGGCCGCTGAACTCTAGCAGCAGCCAGCTTGCGCAAACCCTCGGATTGATTGCCGACCCAGGGCAAAGGCTCATAGGCCTCGGCTCCGGAATCGCGTCAGCGTTCCAGACATGGGGCGCAACTTTCGGCAGTGCAGAATCTCAGATAAACACGTTTGGCACCACTATCAGTCGTTCTCAAGGCGTTATGGCCGGTTTCAAAAGCATCGGCAGCGGACTGTTCGCCGCCTTGGGCGGCCCATGGGGCATCGCCTTGACGGTCGCGGGCGCGCTGCTGGTGGGCTTCGCCAAATCCGCGCAGGACGCGAAAGCCAACATCAGCGAATTCTCCGACGCAATCAACCAGTCCGGCAGCTCCGTCGAAACCCTCATCAAGAAAATCGCCAGCGGCGAGGACAAAACATGGGACTTCGGAGACAAGTTCGCCACCGGCTTAGGTTCCCTTGGAGAAGCACTCGACAAAGCCGGCATCGAATACAGCACGTTCGCAAAGGCCGTCAACGGGTCCAAGGAAGCGCAAAAACTGTTCAACAAACAGCTGAAAAACGCCGGAAACAGCATGTCCATCATGGAGACAGACAGTATCCGAGACAGTTACAACAAGCTCTCCGACCAGGTCAGCAAAGCCAAGGAACAGGTCAGCAAAACCAATGAGGAAGTCGCCAAGGCGGGAGCCAGCGGAGACACGGCCGCCGAAGGCACCAACAACTACGCCGACAGCGCCGACAATGCCACCACAGGCACCAAAGACCTCTGTATTTCGTCAAGTCGGTGTTTCGTGTTTAGTCATGTATTTTTTTCGGGTTTAGGCAGTTGCATGCATTTTCCTTATTTTTCCGGTTGCGCGGAGGTGTTCCTGCCGAACATGAGGGCCTCACTGACGCGGCGGCTCTGGCCGGTGAACTCGAGGAGCCGCCCGTGGTGCACGATGCGGTCGATGATCGCTGCGGCGAGTTTGTCGTCCGCGAAGACCGTGCCCCATTTACTGAACTCGATGTTCGTGGTGAATATGATGCTCCGTCTTTCGTAGCTGCCCGCGATGATCTGGTAGAGCAGGCGCGCCCCGTCGATGTCGAAGGGTACGTAGCCGAACTCGTCCAGTATGATCAGGTCGGCACGGCCGATGTCCCGGAGCATCGTCTCGAGCGTGCCGTCGCGTTTGGCCTTGCCCAGCTGGAGGACGAGCTCGGCGGTCTGATGGAACCGCACGCCCAGCCCCATGTCGATCGCCTTCATGCCCAGCCCGATCGCGAGATGTGTCTTTCCGCGCCCGGTCTTGCCGTAGAACACCAGGTCCTGCGCGCGCGGGATGAAACCGAGCCCTAGGAGCTCATCGAGCATGTAGCCGTCGGGGAGCCTGACGTTCGTGAAGTCGTAGCCGTCGAGACCCTTGACGACGGGGAACCGGGCGCGGCGCAGGAGCCTGTCGTGCTTCGCGCGTTCCCTGTTCGCCAGTTCCGTGTCGAGCAGGCGGTGGACGGCGTCGACCTGGCGGGGCGTGGCCCAGCCGGCGAATTCGTCGATGCTCGCCTTGGAGATGAACAGCTTGCGGGCCTTCTCGTAGAGCCCTTCGTCCGTCTTCGTGTTCATCGCCCGCCTTCCTGCACGCCGACGTCCGCGGTGAACGCGATGTCGTATTCACCCGGATCCGGCCTGTCATCGTCGTATTCGATACCCGCCACGCCCTCGGCGAGCCTGGCCGCGAGCAGTGTGACACCGGCGCGGTCCGCCCCGCCGGTCGATTCGAGGATGGAAAGCATCGCCTCGACCGCGTTCGCCCACCCGGATTCCCTGTCAACGCGTTTGAGGGTCTGCAGCGCCTCGTTGCGTGTCTGTCTGTCCTGCCGATCCAGCCATTCCCGCAACGGGTCCGGCAACGCGTCACGTACCCGGCTGTTGGGCCAGGACGCGGGCTTGTTGCACAGCAGCGCCAACTGCATGGACGGGTCCTCGCTGTTCGTGCTGGCCTGGCCGTACGCCCGAGGATGGGTCGCCAGATGCTTGCCCGACGAGTCGAGGACCTCGACCTCGAGCGCGCGGAGGCCCACGATCACCCCTCTGCCCGCGTTCGCCCGGTCCGCGGAATAACGATGCCGTCCCTCGAGCGTGACCACGCCGTACCGGTCGGCCTTCATATGCCGCCACGTGACCACGTCGAAACGCTTCCCGGGCAACGGCAGCAGCGCCGCACGGTCCTCGGAGAACAGGCCACGTTCCTCCGTGTCCTTGCGGTAATGCGGTTTCGTGGCCAGCTCCAGGCACCGGTCCGGCAGCCCGGCGTTAAAGTTCTCCAGGCTCCATACGCTCGGCCGGGGCACGAACAGCTTGCGCCGCACCATGCCGACCTTGGACTCCACCGCGCCCTTCTCATGACCGGAATACGGGTTGCAGAACGAACAATCGAACCCGTAATGCGCCTGGAAGGCCTGGAACAGGTGCGTCAGGCGCGGCTCGCGCTCCCCGTACCCCTTATGGCCCACGCCGGCGGCGTTATCGAACACGATCCGCTCCGGCACACCGCCCAGCCACTCGAACAGGTTGCGCAACGCCAGGCACGTGCACTCAGCGTTCTCGCCCGGCATCAACTGCACCAGACCGACGTTCGAATACGGGAAATCAAGCACGAAATGATGCATCCGCTGCACCACGCCGCGCAACAGCACGTCGACCTCGCCGAAATCGGCCTGCGCCTCGCCTGGATGCCATACCAGATCCATGAACGCCTCATCACGCTCCGCCGCGAACTCACGCCTGAGCCGCGCCACCGCCCGCGTCACCGTGGACAGGGAGACCTCCGCGCCATGCTCGTCCCTCAACCGCTCCCAGATCCTGGTCGCGGTATGCCGCTGCTTGCGCCAGTTCGCGCGATCCTCCGCGAGCCACTGCTCGATCACGGGCAGATACGGGTCGATCACCGACGCGCGCGGCTTTCTCACCGACGGCACGGCCGACAGATCCTCCTTCGCGAGGTACTTACGCACCGTCGGCTCGCTGACATGTGTTTTCCGCGCGATCGACGCGACGGATTCCCCGTTCCGCCGCAAACGACGGATAGACTGTACTTGGGGCATGCTGATCATAATCCTTTCCGGTCCTTTCTGGCGGAGATACAAGCACCATCCAGTTAAGACCATTCCGTGGTCGGCATGCTCTGCCTAAACCCGAAAAATCATCGTGACTAAACCCGCAACAACTAATTGAACACAAACAAC